AGGACGTCCACGCGCTTCTTTTCCTTGCCGTCACCGTAGACCGTCTCGTACTCATCCACGATTCGGGGGCGCAGGTCGGGGTACTGCAGCCGGTCCTGCCAGCAGTCGATCACCATCACGCACATGCCGCCGTCCATGGGCTTGAACACGCCTAAGGTGATGTGGGCGGTCGGATCGTTCTGGGTCTTCTCGCTGGTGGCCACGTCCATGGACTGGACGATGTACTCAAACTTAGGAAAGCCCTTACCGTCTGGCCAGAGCTTGAACCACTCCCTTTTGACAATCCCGCCTTCTTCGGGGTCAATGATCTCCGCATGGATCTCCTGCCGCCCGAGGTTGGTGCCCTCGTAGCTGAGGATCTGCTTTTGGAATGACGGCGCAAGGTTGGCAATGTTGCTGTAGGTGCTGGCGCGGGTGATCACCACGTCGTCGCCATCCCGGGCAATCAGGTCCATCACAACATCTTTTGGTTTTGGCGTGGTGGAGCATATCAACCGGGTGTGCTTGCCCAGCCGGATGCCGAACTGGATCATGTCCCAGCTCTCTTGCAGGTACTCCCACGCGGCCAGCTCGTCGAGCCATCCGCCGTGGAACTGCGGGCCCCTGAAGCGCTCGGGCTCGGACGCCGGGATGCCCTTGATCAGCGAGCCGTTGATCAGCGTGAGCTCGTGCAGCGAGCTGTTGTACTTCTCCACCAGCTTCGGGGGGATGACCGAGAGCAGCCCGGAGTCGCCCTCGTAGCACGTGCCGCGCAAGTCTGCCGATGTGGGGGCCGACACCAGCCAGCGCGTGCCGGGGTGCTCCCACGCCCACCAGCCAAGGTTCTCGGCGGCTGCGCGAGTCTTTCCTGCGCCACGGCCTGCGCACATGAGCCAGATGGACCACCAGTCGCCTACGGGCTCTAGCTGGTGCTTGTGCGCGGCTATGAGCCAGCGTGCGCGCCACTCAAAGGCCAGCCGGTCGCGCTCGGGCAGCTTTGCGTACTGCTCGCGCACCTGCGGGCTCTGGAGCAGCTCGGCTAGGTCACTCACTGGCTTGGCGCTTGAGTGCGAGGTTCTTGAGCAGCTCGCCAAAGATGTCGAAGCTGGCCTCTACCACCACGGGCGCTTGGTCGTCGCCTGCAAGGATCGTCTTGTCGCCGTACTTGCGCGGGTTCCACTTGGCCAAGAGCTTGAGGCGCGTCTCGATCTGCATCTTGCGCCAAGCAATGGAGCCGGGGTCGTAGCGCTTGTTGCCCGCCTCGTCATAAACTGCCAGTGGCTCGGTGTCCGAAAGCGCTGCGCATTCCTCAGCAATTACATCGTGCCCCTTATCCCGGGCGTGCGCGATGCGTGAGGCGAAATCTTTGTCTTCCGACTCCCATTCGTATATGGAATTGAAGCTCGGCATCCCGTCCTGCCGACAGAATTCGCGCAGCGTTTTCCCATCGGAAATCCACAGCACCAGCTCGTCTTTGATCTGTTCCTTGTTCGGGTAAGGGGAGATGCCCGGAGGTCTGCCCCTTTTGTTACCAGTTGCCATTTGTGCCCCTTAGCGCATCTCTCAGCGCGTGTGGGGCGAAGTTTAGCGTATTCCGTGCGTGTTGGTTGTTGGCGTTCTTGCTATCGGAAACCGGCTATGTCGAATCGAACGGACAATCTGCGCCTGCTCACCGGCCTGCGTTCCGCAACGCTCACAAAAACACCAACACGGCTGGGGACTGGCGTTAATTTCGCACAATCGTTTAAGAATCGCCTGCCGAAGCAAACCGGGAGCGTCACTTCCTCTCCCAATCCCCATGCGTGTGGGGCGAAGTTTAGCCGATTGTGTAGGCCGTGTCAGCAGGCAGCTCCAGCGCGGCCAGCAGCTCGGCTATGGCCTGCTCCTCGGTGGCGCCATGGCCCAGCGCGTCGCCGGGCTCGTAGCCCGGCTCGTAGGCCTGCCAATCGAAGTCGCGCACGGGGATGGGCGGGTACTGGGGTGACGTGCGGATGATCATGCTGCCACCTCCATGGCCTTCAAGATCGCGTCCAGCGCGTCGCGCAGTTGTGTGGCTTGGGCCACGGGGATGACGGTGTGCATCCGCGCTTGTAGGCCCGCGATGGAAAGCCAGACGCCGTCGTCGTACTGCTCCACAAAGATGCTATCGGCATCGATCTGCGGGGCCTTGATGTGGAATTCGAGGGGGTTGTCCATAGTGTCCTCCTGCGTTACAGCGGGGAGCCCATTTCCGAGCCGTTTATGACTCGGTTGAGGCGGTCCCATTGGGCTAGGTCTTCTGGCCACTGCATGGCGCGCTGCATGGCGTCAAACTCTTTGTCGGTCAGCTCGATGACTGCGCGCTGCTTGCCGTTTGGCCCGTAGGCCACGATCTCGTTTACGTGTGTTGAGTCCATTTGTTTCTCCGGGTATGTGTGTTGAAGAGCCTCTACTGTAACATAAAGTTACAGTTTGTATCATGTCCAATTGTAAAGTTATGTAAAGATCAGTGCGGCTTGGCCTGAAACCGGCGTGCCCGGATCTGGTCGGCCAACTTCTCAATGTCCACGCACTCCTCGGCCAGCTTCGCGCAGGCCTCGTTCTCCATGGCCACGGCCTGCCGGGCTGCGTCGATGGCGAAGGCCATGATCTCGGCCTTGCCCTCCTCCAGCGCCCGGTCGAACTCCTTCTGGGTGAACATAGGCATGACGTTGGCGTGGCCAAGTAGCTGCCGGGCAAGGGGGCTCAGTTCTTTCTCTTCCATGATCTACTCCTGTGATTGGCCCATAACTCGGGCCTCCATGATTTTGTTGGCCTTGCGCAGGCCAGCGTTCTCGGCCTTGAGCCTCTCGACCGTGGTGGTCAAGTAGGCAAGGCGGCTCTCAGCCTGCTTGATCCAGTTGGCCACCTCGGTGGGCATACGGTACTCCGCGACGTCTGCGGGCTCGTTTTGGGCTGTTTTAAGGGTCTTGGTGGCCATGATCACATCCAGTAGGCAATGGTTACGCCCAGCAGGGCGAACGCGAGTGTAAGGGCCAGCATGCCGAGGGCATAGGCCCACGGCGCCATGGGCTTGTGGACGGGGTAGTGCTCGCGGTATCTCATGATGGGTCCAGCACTTCGCGTATTTCGTCCAACTTGGCGTAGGCTTGTTCAAGCTCTTTTTCGGCGTCTTCACGGTAGTTTTCTTCATTGCGTAACTCTTCGCCAACCTCCACCAGCTCTTGCTCGGCGTCCATTAGCCCGCCTAACAGCTCCGCATCTGGATGGTTTTCGATGTAAGCAAAGCGTTCGCGCTCCGCTAATGACAACATTCGTATGTTCACGGTGGTCTCCTTTGGGTTGTGGCCCCCGAGGGGGCCGTTGGGGTTACAGGTAGGCGTGCTCATGGGCCGCGATGAACTGGTCGGTGGCCTTGTCCAGCTTCAACGCCGCCATGGTATCTGCCAGCGTCCACAGCGCCTTGTTGAGCTTGACGTTCTCGGTGACTCCGCCCACGGCGCGCGTGGTGGTGCGACGGCCAGTAGCGCTGCGCCCGGCTACGCCGCCCTTCATCATGTTCTCTTGGACCCGGTTGTAGACGGTCCACAAGTCGTTCTTCTGGTCCTGCCAGCGGCTGGCAAGCAGCATGTTGCTGGCATGTACCGGCTTGTCATCGCCCCAGCGAATTTGCAGCGCCGAGCTCGCAAAGGCGATCTGCTCGTCACGGTCCAGCGTGATGGACTTGTAGTCGCCAATGCGGCTACCGATCTGCTTGGCGTCTTCGAGCACACGGGTGGCGCCCTCAATCACGTCGCCTACCACGTTGCCGCTGTGACGCACCTTGACGTTGTTGAACATATCGCCAGCGATCAGGCCGTTGGAGCACACGAAGCGAAACACCCCGCTCATGATCTGGTAGCTGGACGTGCCGTCGTGGCTGTTCAAGAGGATGATCTCGGGGACCTCGTCGGCCACGATGGAGCTGGCGTGGCGCAGGCGCACCATGTGCTTGGTGTGCTCGCGCTTACCGGCATCGCGCACCTTGGTCTGGCGAATCTCGTAGGGCTGGAAGCCCTCAGCGCGCAGGCCGTCGATCACTTGGATCGTGGGAATGAAGCTGTAGCGCTCGCCACGGCTCTCGTGGGCCTGTGTGGCCATCACGCTGGGGGCGTGGTAGGCAATCTGCTCGTTGGACAGTGCCGACTGGCTACGAAAGCTGGACTGCTTGGAAGATGATGCGTAACGGATCATGGTGTGCTCCTAGGGTTGGGTTGGGTTTAACGGGAAGTGACTTTGACGGAAGTCGTTTGGATGTTTTTGGTGTAGGCGTCGTACGCGACCTCACCGTGCTGCTCGATGAAGAACTCCTTGTCAAAGATTTTCTTGTCAACGTCTTTGGTCAGCGTGGCCTTGAAAAACGAACCTTCCATAGACTCACCGCCCAGTTTGATCGCGTCCTTGATCGCGTTGGCTTCTTTGGTCAGGTCAGCGATTTGTGCCAACAACATGCCCAGACGGTCCACAGAGCCTTCGTTCAATTCCACCACCAGTTTTGCTTTAGCCATTTTGATACTCCAATGTGTTTGTGTTGAGAAGTACCGCAGTTTTTGCTGCGATGACTGAAGTGTACACGACTTTTTGCTTGTACAACAACTTTTTTGTAAAATAATTCTATTGTTTTCTTTCCACCGATAGTTTTTGCAAATAATTGCGGATCGGATCTGTTCGGCGTGGATCAATGGATCAACCCCTAAAGGGGATTGATCCGATCCGATCCAGTTTTCCCTTGGATCAATTTGGATCTGATCCATTTTGATCCAACCTGATCCAGTAAAAAATTACAAATACGCATTTGCTTGCAAACTCATGCGGAGGGCAAACTGAGACGACCGACCGCGTCCATCTGCAAAAAACCACCTGAGATAACGGCCCGAATGTCGCGTTTTGCGTTATCCACCCGCTTATCGCGCTTACCCGGCGTGGGGTCAAACTTCCGATCAGCGGCCACCACGACCGCCAGCTCGTGCTCCGTCACGGCGCCATCTTTGTCCAAGTCTGCCAAGGTCCTGAACTGATCCATGATCGCCTTCTGGGTCTTACCAGTAGGCCCCTGCGACACCGCCACCGATGACCGGCTGCTATCGGTGAAACCAACAACGCAGGTCGTCTCATCGTCGCCGTCATCGTCCTCGCCCACCACAATGGTCTCCAGCCGGAAACCAAACTCGCCACCATCGGCGCCGCCTTTTAGCTTAGTGATAATGGCCACGCGCTCCTCGTCGGCACGGATGACCTCAAATTCAAAGTCGCACGCCGCCCTGAGCCCTGACCATCCCCGAGCGCCCCGGGATTCGTCCTTGCCGCTGTGGTGTATCAACTCGACCATGGCCCCGGTAAGCCGGGTGATCTCCTTGCAGTGCCCCAGCACCTTGCCCATGTCCTCGCCGGAGTTCTCGTTGCCGCCGGGCATGACCTGAGCCAGCGTATCCATAACAACCAGATCAAACTCGCCTTGGACCCGTATCTGCTTGACCAACGCTCGGGCGTCGTTGAGCTCCATCATGTTCGGCGCATTAGCCACAAAGTACAGGTTGGTCAGCTCCTTGGGGTCAACGCCGTGGTGTAGACAGTACCCGGCCACGCGCTTGCGCATGTCCTCCTGACCCTCAGCGGCCACCCAGCAGACCTTAGACTTGGTGGTCTTGTGACCACGCCACTCAATGCCACGGGCGATGGCAGCGGCCATCTCAAAAGCAAAGAACGACTTGCCCGAACCGGAAGCCCCGTAAATCACGCCCAGATTCGCATTGGGGATCACGTTCTTGATGATCCACGAGGCCTTGCGGCGCACGATGAACTCTTCGGTGGTCTCCAGCTTAAACCGGTCCTCGGACTTTTTTAGTTGTTCGGCCACCTCCGGGTCACTGGTGAGGTCGTCAAAGTCGGCGAGGATTGAGCCCTTGGTGATGGCCTTGGGCTTGGCCTTCTGGCAATGCTCGACCCACAGGTACGTCATGGCCCGGTCGCCGTCTTGCTGGCGGTGGGCTAGGGCGATCTCAAAGGCGTGGTCGTTGTTGGCAAGGATAGAGAACACCATGGCATCGCTGTACCCGGCGCTGTAGAGCTGCACGCCCGTGGCGTGGAGCAGGGCCGAGCGGTCATCGGTGTCGCCCGGACCGCTCAGTAGGAAGTCCTTGGCCGTGGGGGATATGTCCATGTCCTGCACGTCGGGCAGAGCCGTCTCATGGAACAGGTCGGGCATTACGAGGGATATGACGTTATCAGCGGTCTTGCGGGCTACGTAATACCGTCGATACAGACCGTCCACCACTGCCGGGTCGGCAGTTATAACGGGCCCCGCATTGATGGCGTCGCCGGTGATGGTCAGAAAGCGCGCTGTGTGCCCAGAGTACATCTCAATACCCACGGCGATGTTGGCAAGGTCTTCGGGCGTTGAGCCGTTGGCCAAGATGCGCAACCCGTTGCCGCTGGGGCTGAACTCGGTGTAGCTGCCTATAGTGTCGATAACCTCCTGCGCCCAAGGCGCGATCACACCGTCGGTAACGCACTTATCGAGGTCAATGCCAAGAAAGTCGGTCAGGCCAGTAAGCACAAAGCCCACACCCGCATACAGGTCGGGGTGGGCTTTGAACGTGGCCACGGCGGTGTCGAAGGAATACCACTTGTCCGGCTTGGCGCTCGAAAGGCCGTAGCCGTTAATCTGATAAGGCACCTTCTCCCACTTGGACTTGTCGGCGTTCCAAACGGCTTTCCACGGAGCCCACCGGCGTTGGGACTTAAGCTGCTGGGGGATGTTGTCGGCATTGAAAATAAGGGCTATGGGTGGCCGCCCTTGGCCTGAATTATTTTGCATGGCGGCCATTATTGTTGCCAACCAATTAGGGTTTCGCCCTTGTGCTGGTAGACCGTTAGGCGGCCAACAGGCCCGCAAGACTCGCAGTCCATGTCAATGGCTAGCCCGTCACGTCGGCGGCTTGGGTTGTTCGCCATGAGAGCCTTTGATTCGATTGTGGCCCCAAAACCTTCCGACATCACAAGCGTCCCCGTAGAAGCGTCTTCCAAGTCTCGGGTAAATATGTGTACAGCGCCTTGATGCAGGTAGGTATCCCCGCAGTTAGGGCATGCCGGGCGAAAGTAATCCGCTTCGAGGGGCATATCGGCCCACAGCGTCACCGACGCCGATTTGAATAGTTTGGTCATGTACTTGCCTTCGCAAAGCCTTTAATCAGAAAGGTGAGGCAGGACGGTAAAGGAGCCGTCTTTTCGGGCGCGCTGCCCTATCCTCGCCGATAGTCTATCAGAGATCGTTTGGCGCCAACAGCTCTGCCAGTGCCGGGTTGATCAGACGCTCGCGGGGGATGCCGCTGGCCTGCTCTACCGCCCTGATCCACTTGGTGGGCACGTAGCCCTTTTTGAGCATGGTGGAGACGTTCTGCTGGGTGCAGCCTAGGATGTCTGCCATCTTGGCCTGCGAGCCCACCGCGTGGATTGCTTCTTCTATTCCGGTCATGTCGTTCTCTCAATCAGTAAGTAAGGCGAGCCCTCGGGACCGCGCACTGCGCGCTCGTGGGGGATGAGGATCATAGGCTTGTCCACGAACACGCGCTTGTGCAGCGTGTCCTTGCTGTGGAACAGCTTGGGGTGCGTCGTTTGCAGCTCGGCTATGTAGGCCTCAAGGCGCACGTTGGGCTTGGTGTAGTCGGGCTTGGGATCGCCTTGGCGCCACGCGAGGTCACGCAAGCGGATTCGTTGGTAGCTATCGAACATTTTTCTTTCCTTCGGTTGGTTTAGGGCAATTTTCAGGGGGAACAACAACACACCAAACGGGTTGCCATGGGCACGGACCTTTGCCCTTGTACGGGAGCCAGCGGTCTATGTACGCATCGGGCATCTCTTTTAGCGCTCGGGTAACCGCGCTGCGGTCTTTTTCGATACGTTCAATTATCTCGGTGAGGGTCAGGCCATCGGGGTACTTTTGTAACACCATCCTTATGGCATGGTGGTTGGATTTACGCATTGCGTTCCTTGTTCACGTTTTTGTCCAGCCACTCTTGCACTTCAGAGCCAGACCACATCTTGCGTAGCATGGTGGGAAACAGCACTCGTTCGCGCTGTGGTGGCAACA